ATCATCTAATACCCACATGAGGGCACATCTTGTACCCCAGTCTTTATGTCTGGGAACGACTGCATTTGGCTCTATATAAACAAATTTAGCACTTACTTTACCTTTTATTCCTAATTCACATACTATATCTATTACTTCTCTATTCATAAACTTAGCAGTAGTCATACCCTCTATGACCTCTGTGCCGTGATGTTTATACTGCACTGCATCTTTGTGCAAATTATAAGCAAATCCTAAAAATCTTTTGTAATCAAATGGAAAGATTTGTATGTTACATAATTCACTCATAATCTTTTAACTTCTCTAGTTCTCTATCTACTATTTTTTCTAAATCTTCTACATCTGGTAGCATACACCAGTCTTCTTCTTCGTATACGAATACCCAGTTCTTTCTACCTGCGCTATCTATATTTGTACTAACTTCTCTAAACCCAAAGTCAAGAAACTGTTGTTTACCTTTCTCGTATGTTATTTCTAACATCATGTTAGGACTATCAAACTGTTTATAACAAAAACTTCTACCAACTTCTAGGTCATATGTAGACTTACCGCCTTTATATGCATCGACCCATGCTTGTCTACGAAATGCTGGATATTTATACTCTGTGCCATCATCTCCTGTAAATACTTTGTTAGTACATAAAGCATTTACGCCTACCATTTGTTGTGGCTCTAACCCTAAAACTGTATCATATGTCATCATATACCACTGATTTTTATCATAGTATGCTTCTAAGTCTTGATAACAGGTTTTGTTTTTTACTATAAAACCATCAATTCTTAACTGTATACATCTATATAGTTCATCAGTTGTTAACTCATTGTAATGTTTAATCTTTGTAACTAGACTCATACTCTTTTCCTTCTTGTATTCTAAACTGAGCATTTCTTGCTGTTGTAAACGCACTCTTACGCTCTATACACTTACTACATTTGCCACATGGAATATAATTTACGATTTTATCCTGAACTTTAGCAATTTGACTGTATGCAGCACAAGACCAGATTAGGTCTACTATTTCTTTATTCTCTCGTAACAAGATTGACGCTATCTCACTCTTAGTCAAAAATTCGAATGGGAATAGATTTACAGGTATTCTTGTGAGTGCTTCCATTGTAACTCCGTGTCTATCCAGACTTCCTGCGTACTCACATGCTTGTATCATACTCGGATATCTTAAACCCTGTCTCTGTCTCCAAGAATCCTCACTATTTGACCCCCAGACACAGTATTTCCATTCTATATGTGGATTTGCCACTACAAGAGTGGAACAAACAGTCTGCCACTGAAATACAGCAGTAATCGGTCTACTTCTTGGCAAATCCATTTCATCTACTATCAGTCTTACACCTAGTAAATCGCATTGTTTTTGTGCAAAAAATAAGTCTGCATCTGCAAAGTCTTTGTTCTTGTTAAATAAATGTATGCCAACAGGTTTCAAACCTTTTTTGAGTGACCACAATAAAGCAGCGGCAGACTCCATGCCTCCGCTGACTGTTACTAATGTGTCTACATCTCTTAAATCATTTTTCATATCCAAACTGCTCAAAATCTTGTTTGTAAAACTCTCTTACAAACCCTTTTACTTCATCTAAGAAATCAAACTCAGCATAATACTTTCTAGATTTATTACTGTGTGTTTCTTGTAAATTGAGTGCTTTCCATATTGTTTTATCCTCTAGTCTATGCACTTCTACTTCTTCTCTAATATATGTCCATTGTGGATAGAATAACATATCTAACTCCATCTGTGGAGCAGACTCCCACAAGTCTGGTCTATCTATACAATTTAAGAAGTCGCCTTTTGGTAAATACCTCATGCAATACAAAGTCCACGGGTAAAACTCTTTCTCTACGAGTCCCGCATTTCTTAAATGTTTCCACATACTTTTCCATCTTTCGTATGGGTTTCTAACTTGTGTATAATACTTATAATTAGGATATAACATTTTATATCTATCATAGGTGGCGTGTAAATTAATTATAAGTGTGCCTTTGTCTTTGTCTTTCTTGGGCGGTCTGCGTCCTTCTACGGACATACCTCTTTTCCATGTATGTGAGGCAGCACCTACGAACTGCTCCATATACTTAGGTCTACTTGCTAACCAAGCATGAAATACACTATACCCACCGCACTTTGGTATGTGTATGAAAATCTTTTTATCGTCATGTAATATCATATCCGAACTCTTTGAAATCGCACTTGAAGTAATCTCTTACTAACTGACGGCTTTCCTCAGTCCACTCGATAGGTTGTCGTCTGGACTTGTTTCTATGTACTTCTGTCTTTCCTAGTACTGTCCATATTGTTTTGTCCTCTAGTTTATGAACTTCACAGTTTGGTGGTATAAAGTAATACTGCGTAATCCACATATAAGGTTTCATTGCTGACTGTAAGTTACCCTGTAATCTAGGTGTAATCTGTAGTTGTGTCCATTCATCGAACTCAATAGTTAAACCATGATGTTTTACATAATAAAAATAGATGGACTCCCATCTATCAAACGGATTTCTTACTTGTGTAATAAATTTTATCTTTGGGTATAAGTATTCTATAATTGGCACCCAATTTCTTGCTGAGTGGTGTGCACTATGCCCCATAACAGATGTACCTCCACAACGAGGTATGTGAAAGAAGAAATAATCTCCTATGATATTTTGCTCAATATCTCTTTTATCGTTATGTGTTATCCCCATAGAATTTTTCCCATTTACCCATGCTGTAATCTTCTCCTATCTCAAAGTCACAACCAACGGGAGCGCCAGGGATACTACAGCCTCTATCTCTTTGTATGCACTCTTTCAGTTTTGCACTATATTCATCTACTAAATCTTCTCTAACTTCTGCAAGTATTGAGTCATGGACTAGAGCAAATATCTTAGCGTCCATTCCAGACTTTACAATATACTTCTGCATATCGATACCACCCAACAGGTTGATGTCTGACGCAACTGATTGAACTAGGAAGTTGATTCCTGACCTAACTTCATGCGACGCGATTGCTTTGTCTTTTGATTTAGCATTTTCTAATCTTCTCTTTCTACCAAACAAACTGTATATATGACCGTTCATTTTTATACTCTCTTGTGATACAGTCAACCACTTCTTCAAATCTGAGAACGAGGCGAAATAATCACTGATAACTCTGTTTGCTTCTCCAACTGAGAACTCTTTACCACTATCCTTAGTAACCTGCCAACTAATCTTACTTGGGCCAGCACCATACATGATACCAAATGTTACGGCTTTTGCTTGTTGACGCTTGTCTGAATAATACTTATCAACATCTTCTACTTCACATGGAAGTTTGAAAACTTGTTTAGCAATCGTACTATGGAAGTTGCCTCCACTCTTGAATACATTCTGTAAGTTTTTATCTCCTGCCAAAACTGCGGCAACATACACCTCTGCAGTAGTCAAGTCCATTGCAACAATCTTATAACCAGGTCTTGCCTTTATACAACCTTTTACAGTTGGGTTATCTCTTGGTAACTGTTGCATGTTGAGTTTACCACTAGAGGATAATCTACCAGAGGTTGTGCCATGTAGATTGAAGTTTGTACGCAATCTACTATCCATGTCCAAGTTAGGTATAATTTTGTCCAAATATGTACTCTTTATCTTAACTTTCTGTCGAATCTCTAAAATCAACGCAGGCACAGGGTGTTCTTCTGCAAGTTGTCCTAACACTTCTGCATCTGTGGAATCAGCCCCAGTTCCTGTTTTCTTACCCGTTGGGGTCAAGTTTAAACAATCAAACAATACTTCTCTAAGTTGAAGTGTACTGTTTGGATTGAACGGTGAGCCTTTTTGTTTTTCATACTCTACAATCTCTGGATACTCATACAGTTTGTCTATTGCTTTCTGTATATCTACTGTCATAACTGCCTGTGCACTTCTTAATCTTGCTTCATCAAATGGTACACCATTTTCTTCTATTTCTTTCAAGAATGTGCAACCTTCAAGTAGTATATTCTCATATACCCAGTTAAGTTTCTTGTTTGTGATGATTGCTTTCTTCATCTTTTCATATAACATGAATGTTACTACTGCGTCCATTGCAGCATAGTCTTTCATAATATCAAATGGAATCAAATCATAACTGAAAGATTCTTTGAGTATGCCATGTTGTTTACGATAGTTGTCTATATAATCATTGAGTGGTCTTTCATAATCGCCATATGGTGTATGTTTTAGTGCAAGTTGTTTTAGACCATGAGTACCAGGTTGCTCATCAAACATATAGTGCATGAGCATAGTATCTTCATATCTAGGAAACTTGAAACCAAAATGATATTCAAACCATTTCATATCAAACTTGGCATTGTGAAATACAACTATCTTCTTGTCAAAGAGTTGTTGCATAAGTGTTTCTGCTCTATCATCTATACACTCACAATCTACATACACTCCGTGTTCTGATTTGTACGACATAGAGAAACCTAGCATATATCCATCTCTGCAATATAATGCAGATGTCTCGGAGTCAAGTGCTATGTATTCGTTGTCATGATTAAGTGCATCGTCTAGATACACAAGTAAGTCAGCAGTTTCTGTAATACCATAACAATCTTCTTCAGGAAGTTTCTCCTGTTTCAAATCACCACTAATGTATCCTTTGATACTTTCTACTGCTTCTTCAAACGGTTTGACTGCGTCAGGTTTGAATCTAATGATTGATGGATTCATGAGTGGTAAAAACTTATCGTCTACTAACTTACCATTGTAAGCAGTGATAGAACTAAGTTTAGTGTACATTTTAAATGCCTCACTTCCAATTAGTATAACCCAATCAAATTCATCAATATCTATTTCAATATCGACATCTCGTTTTAAAATCTTCTTTTTTCTACTGTCTGAACACAACGCAAAACGGTCAAAGTCAAACTCAAACCATTTGTGAAAGTCCGTGCTAGACGGTGTTGTTTCTATTAATGCTATTTTATCCATATAATCTCTTGCTAATTCTGTTTACTTGGTCTTTTACTAAGCCGCCTGGGTCTGTGCCCTCTGGTAATGTTACTATCTGTACTGACATACCTAACTCTTCAGCAGTTCCTTTTACTTTCTCAGCGGCTGTTCTACCTGCTTCATCGCCATCATACATAATATCAATACCACTTACTCCTTGCATTTTGAGTAGTGATAACTTTACCCAATTCATTTGTTGTGTGCCAAAACAACACACAGTATTCTTGAGACCTTTGTCCCAAAGGTTAAGGGCATCAAATATACCCTCTACCAATATAACTCTGTTCTGGATAGGTTTTACCTTTGCTGGACAGAATGGCATTTCTACACCGCTTGGGTAGATATAATACTTATCAGACCCCATTCCGTTTATCAGCCTACCTATCAAGGCAACCGTTTTCCCTGTAATATCTCTAATCGGGAAGATGATACGACCTTCGAACTTTGGAACATTCCATGTAAATGCGTCCCAAATATTGAGAGTTTCCTCACTAATGTTCCGAAAGCCGCCACCTTTCCATGCTAGTCTATCCTTAGGGAGTTGGATACCGACAGTTTGACTTCTTGTTTTTTCTACTTTCTCTTTTAACTTGTGTAATCTTACTTCTAGTGGACTTGATGGTGCACCGAAGTGTGTGAATAGATTGCCCTTGAATCCACACGAGAAACAATGCATAACGCCTGTGATACGGTCAACCCTCAAACTAGGGTTTGTGTCGTCGTGTTCAGGATTCAAACATAAAATCTTAGCGTCTTTACCACTAAGTTCGTAATGTATTCCCTTTTCTCTTAATAAATCTTCAGCAATCATAATTATATATATTATAACAAAAATTTAAGTTTTTGTCAAGAACTATTTTTCTTCTCCATAATACTGTATTTGTGAAAGCCGTGTAGATAATACTACTGTTGTTTTAGTAAACTCAACACGATATCCTCCGCCTCGACACATGACTGTCACAGGGTGTTCGCCCTTAGACCACCAGTACGCTGCAGCAACAGTTGCTGACCCACAACTTGGTACTTGTCCTACACCTCTTTCTTTTGTGTTTATTTCTATTATATCATCAGATATTCTCATTATCTGTGATTCGTTAACATCATGG